ACGCCAACTCGCCACCGGCCTGCGCGGCACCCTGTTGGGCCAGCAGGTTGGCGATGTTTGTGCCAGAGGCTTGAGCGCCAGCACCAACCCGAGCCGCAGACGCCTGACCGTACTGAGCCAGTCCGCCAAGGTTGGCGAACTGCTGCTGAATCTGCTGTTGCAGCATGGCAGGCCGGAACTGAGCCAGAGCAGCAGCAAGGTTGCCACCCCGAAGTTGCCCGGTGGCCGCTGCGTTCTGAAGCAGGGCTTGCTCGCCCTGACGCACTTGAGCCTGGAACAACGGGCCTTCTTCTAGTTCTTTGAGAGCGCGGGCTTGGGCTTCCTCTGCGGTTTCAAAAATAGGGACAGGCACCCCCATACCAAAAGCACCACCGACTACTCGCGTACCTTTTAGCCGTCCACCAGGCCCACCACCAATACCAAGCAAATCGCGCTGCGCCTGAAATGCCTGCGTGCCTCCACCAACATACGGCGCAAGCAACTCCTGCATCACATCGAACTGACGCCGCTGCTCATCAATGCCCATCTGGGCGGCTTGCGTCTGCGCACCAGCAGCAGACTTGGCAGCACTACGCTGTGCAGATGAGCTTAATACGGCACTGCCGACAGTTGTTAATGCGGTTACTGGATCAGGCATGCTCAAATTCCTTCAAATAATCGCCAAGATGCTCGCCGTAAAGCGCCATCACATGATGTGCGTTATTGGTCGCAAACTCCACACCCTTGCAGCACTGCACGGCCATCAGCACGACATCGTAATATCCTGCCCGCCAGGCATAGGACATGGCCGTAGGTGCGCCTGCAATCTCAGCACGATCGCTTGCTTGCCACTTCAGGATGGAAGCAGCCATCACAGGCGCAAGCGTAGCCGCATGAACAACAAAGAAGGGATTACGAGGCATTGCGACCAGAGTATTCCAGATCGCAGCATCAAGGTCTGACCGAATTACTTTGTCGCCATCAGCAACGTCGTCAAAGACCTGAATGGCACCCCAAAGCATCAGCAACCAATCAATTGCTTCGACTGGTAGCTCAAAAACCTCTTTGAGATTTCGTCTGAGCCAATCTTCAGGTGTCACGGCGCTATCCTAGTGGACGGATGCGCTACTGGCGGGCGCTGGCGACTCAGTGCCGCCATTCTCGCACAATCGCGCCATACGTCAATCTTCCTCGAACTCGCGTTCTTCCCACGCCTGACACGCTCGCATGTCATGGCAGACAAATTCAAACTTGTCGCAGTAGCCACGATACCCGGCATCAGTGTCCCAGGCGTTGCGAGGGATGCGCTCCATCTTGGCCTGCGTCTTGGTCGAGTTGTCGTAATACTCGCAGTTTGAGCAACGCCGACGCCGAGCCTCAGCCTCGTCAACCTGCATCGCCTTGCCCAAGGCCACCCAATACGGCTTATTCGCACCAGGCTCATTGGACGGCTTCTCAGGCCCAAGCATCCAGTTGTTGATGACGACCTGAGTGTTCTTCTTGTTCTCTGCGGCTGTGATGAACGGTTCTTCAGCCTCAATCCCATTGAAGCCGCCGAGAACCATCATCGGCATCTTTGCGCCTTCCATTATGCAATCTCCCTTCCAGAGATACGCAGAGTCAGCGCTGTGGCTGCGCTGGCCGTCGTGCTGATGAAGTCTCCAGCATCCAGAACCTGACCAACCAACTCAGGGCACAGATAGGTTTCATTCGGCACCACTGTCTTGGTGTCAATAACGAGATTGCCGTTGTTGGCAGAGCCGCCACTGGTGACAATGTGAACATTGAACGACCGGTTCACCGTGTCTGTGTTGGTCACGGTCGCCTTGTCAATGATCGCCTTGACACCAGTTGCCGTGTACTGAGTGGTCGCAGCAGTCACCAACTGCAACGGAGGAACAAGAACTTTTGCGACGACTGCCATTATTGAACCCCTTGAATATTGTTTGCAACCGTCAGAATGACAGACGGGATGCCAGGATGCGGTGACACCGCGCCGGAGGCCAGCAATTGCACCGCAGTGCTACTGACTGAATACATCAGTTCAACGTAGTCGTCGGCCTTCAAGTCAAAAAAGAAATTCAAAGCAACAAAAATTTCAGCATTGTTGCCCTGAATCCTGACTTGTGACGCTGAATTGGTTACGTCAACTCCGTTGACTCGGAACCACAAATAGAATTGTTCTGATGTAGAGACAGTGCTATCCAACTGGATAGATGTCTGGAAATTATAAATTCCAGGCGTATCCACAATCACTTGGGATGTCGTCGTCCCAATGCTAACGCCGTGGCTCAGATCAGTGGTGTTGAACGTGATAGCCGTAGCTGTGTTGATCGCCGCCGCCGTTTGCGTTGTCGTGTCGTAGAACGACCCATAACGCGACCGCTTGAACTCACGAGGAGGCGGTGCCTGCATCAGCATCGACAACTGATCGTTGATCGACGACAACGCGCTGACCGCCTGATTGACCTTGGCCTCAAGCGCAGCCACCGTAACTTCAAGCTCCTGCTTCTGAGCCTCTAACCCATCAATGGCCTGCACAGCCTTTTGCGCTGCGTTATCGCCAGCCAAAGCAAGATCATCGAGCGTTGTAGGCTCAAGAGGCTCAACGTCAGCAAATAGCCGCTCGAACTGACGAATCTGGTGATGATTCTTCAGGAATGACGCAAGCTCATCTCGCGTCAGGTTGAGCCTGTTCGACGTTGCCATCAGTACGCCAGAGGCTCCAGACGAGCCTCAAGCCTCGCAAACGACAGATGCGCTTGGCTGTCGCCCCGGAAACGCTGCACACGCCAGTTGCGCATGTGGCCCTGCTGGAACCACACCAGGCGCTTTTGCGTCTGACCGACAGATCCAACCTGAATCGCTCTGTCCTGACCCCATGTCTGACCGTCGTATGAGTAACTGGTGCTGATCCAAGGATTCTGACCCAAGGCAACGCGACCAGTCAGAGCCACCAGTTCGAGTTGATGGAAGATCGCGCCATTGCTCTCGTTGTACACAATGGCCGTTCCAAACTCCCACCGCACGATCTCACCCCAATGGCTCGAAACCGAGTCATTCATGTATCCGAAAGTGCTGGACTGAGGATCGCCGCAAGTCCACTTGTCGTAAATCCAGACGAAGTTGCGTGCTCGGTATTGTGCGAAACCGTCAATCGCGCTGACCAGCACAGTCCACACCTGTTGCTTCAACGCAGCGGATGATGCAGCGTCGTAGACCAGCGTGCGGTCTGGAAGATGAATGTAGAGAAACTGCTGCGACTTGTCGTTTCTGGCTTCAAGTTTCACCAGAGACAACTGCTGCTCTGTGTAGGTCGCCAGAATCTCGTCAATCTCTTGCGTGCTGATCTTTTGTGCAGTTGCAGCAGAGCCGAGATAGACCGCAGGCGCTTCGTTGCGACCGCTACCCAGAAACGCAATCATTTCCATGAAAACGCACGTTCCCTGAACGCCAATCGCGCCCTTCTGGATCTGCGCTCCGTCAATCACAGCAAACGGGAATGGCACGTTGCTCGCAATTGATTCGTACACCTCAATGGTGTTGCGATTGATCGCATACACCTCGTTGCGTAAGCGCAACAGTGACGATACAGGGTCAGGGTCTGCGACTGGCTCTTGATACGCCAACTGCCCAACGGTGAACGGATCTGCAACGTCAGTGACCCATAGCCGAACGCCGTCGGTCAACATAAACCGACCGTCAATGAAGCAAAAGTCAATCACAGGCCCGAGCGTTGGATTGACCAGACCATAATTAGCCTGCGTCAGCGTCGTGCCATCATAGAAATAGATATTGCCGCCAGAGACGATGCCGAGGTAGTCAAACGAATAGTCCATGATGACTAGATCCGTTGATCCACCGACATCACCGATGATAGTGACAACATTGGCGTCGCTGATGGACACCAGCTTCGTGCCCATCACTCGATACAGCACACCATCCCAGTTGATCCCACCTCGATCAATGCCAGGGCCAGTGCCCTGCGCAATCAAGCCATCAGCAGGACGTAGATAGCCGCCGCTGATGCCGTTGGCAACAGGCACAGGCTCCATGTTAACCGGGTAGGACTGCCGGAAGTCCGGGCCGTTATCGGTATAGATGCCGCTGACGATCGGGATTTGAGCCATCTCACCACTTAATTTTGTTTTTGCCAGTAGCCTCGCGGCATCCTATTGGCAATTTGCTGCTCAATCGTTGCCCATCGCACATTCCCCGGTTCGTAGTGACCCAAAGGATCAATGCGGTCAAGTGTGGTTCCTTCTGGTCGTACTCCAATGCATTCAATAAGTTGCTGCATTGAATGAAATCGAAACTCAACATTGGTATAACAAGCGTGATGCTTTGCGCCAATTTTGCTTCGTTGTTTGGCTTTGTAATAACTGCTTCGTGTCCTAGCAAGCACTGGATCGTTTTTCACACCAGTTCCTTTGCGCGGATGGTCTTTCCCATCAAACCGCAGCCTGTTATGGCACGGTTTGCAGATCAAAGGCTTTCCCTCTTTCTGCAATCTTGACAGAACATCAGACCTGACCATTCTTTTTTCTCCGCAGTTTGGACACTGCGCCTCGAATTTTAAAAGTCCATTTGGCATACGTCACTCCTCTCGAAGAACTGTAGCACCATTTGGAATCATTTACCACTTCACGCGATCACTCCAATATGCCGCACTCATCTTGCCCTTGGCAATGTTCTCGGCATGTCTGGCCTTGAATGACTCGCGGCGCTTGCGACTGGACTCTGACTCACCCTCTTGCTTTGGTGAGCCTGACACACCCTGCTGGCCGAATCGGATCGTCTTGACCTGATCGCCAGTCTTGGCAACGACCACATGACTCTTGGTCGGATGCCCAGGCGTGCGCTTGGGCTTGTTGTAGCCGCTGACCCCGGCCCTTTCGAGTCGAGGATCTTTAGCCATCTCAGTAGCCGCCTTCGCCGGTCTGAATGTGCAGCGTCGTGCCCGAGGCGCTGATGTAAGCCACAGTCACCTCATCCTCTTGGCGCTGCACAATGATCTCGCTACCTGCACGAATCGGCATGTCAGCCGTCGTCGCAGTCTGAGTGCCCTGACCAATGCGAACGTGGCAGATGTTTGCGCCACTGTTGACCAGACGGACAGACTTAGGCCCGAGAGCAATGGTCGCAGACGCCGATGCAGCGCCAGGTGTCACGACTTGGTTTGCCCCACGTTGAGGCTGAAACGGTGCGCGAATGGTCATGATCAAGCAATCCTGTACCAAGAATTTGTAGGCCCGTAGTAACGCATACGGAAGAAGTCCTCAGCCGCCAGCGTCGTCGGATCACCAAACGCAGCCGCAGCACCGTTCAGGCCGAGCGTGAACGAGGTGATCTGCTGTGTGGTTGTCACCAGCACCTCCTGACCATCAGCAACGCTGGTGTTCAGCGGCAGCGTCACAGTGCCAGTTGCCAGCGTTCCAGCAGGCTGAATCAGCAGCCATGCCTGCGTGCTGTTGGTCGCCACAGTGACGTTGAAGCCAGTCCCAGGCGTCGCATACTGCACCGACATCGTGGGCGAGGCGAACGATGACTGGAAGAACGTCAGCAGTGAACCGATGCTCATCTTGCGAGCATCGCCGTTGCTAGGCGTGTAGACCGGCAACTGATCGCCGGATGAAACCGTCGCCAGAGTCGGCAGTTGATTGATCGTAGGCATCAGTTGTACTCCAGCGGGCCTTCAGGCCCAGAGTCCACCGGGAAGTACGGCGGACGCAAGAACGGATCGTCGTAGACGCGCCAAGGCTTGTTGCCAGCACCGGAAGGCATAGCAGCAGGAAATTGCTGCTCCATCGGCATTGTCGCACGCGCAAGCAGCGTGTTGTAAGCCATCTTTGCCGTCACCTTCGTCTCAGGCATCACTTGCTTACCATAAGACGGAGCCAGCCTGATGCCAAGATTGCAGATGATCGCTTCGTTGGCGCTGTCAGGCACCGTCGTTTCAGCGTCAATGTCACTATCCTGCGGACTGGACGGTAGCGGATACGCCAGACGGATACCCTTGGCGTTCCACTCGGCCATCATGGTATCAAGACGGCGCACCGCAGACTCCATCTGCTGAGGGGACAGATCAAACACATAAGCCGCCAGTCCGATTTCCTCGAAGGCGGCCTCGACAAACTGGCGTTTTGTGTAACTCATACCG